TTCGCGCTGCCATGCGGCCACTCGACCCTCAGCTGCTTTAACGTGATTCTTGAGATCCTCGTTGGCTCTCTGAAGATCGTCGATCTTGTTAAGTTTTTCCATCAGTGCCGGGGGTAGCCCAGCAAAAGGATCTTCTGGTTCAAGATCAGGTTCAGGTTCCGGTTGCGCCTCGGGAGCCAGTTCTACTGGGTCGGTTTGGTTAGCTTCCTCGTCCCACACCTTTTGCGCATCTTGCGCGCTCAACATTTCATCATTTGCCACTTTGTATCTCCGTCATCTCGTCATTGGGTGGCTTTAAACCACCTCTAACTGGCCCGGCGATGTCAGAACGACGTCGGCGGTGCCTCCACTTCTCGAGTCACCCGGTTGGGCAAGTCGATTATTCTTTTAAGAAGACGTATCTCTCCGCGGTATGCGGCCGTCTCTTCCGGCGATAGACCGATTGAATCGTTCTTCACGCGCACGCTGTCTAGTTCTTTGTTAGCCCAGGCCTCGACCTTAGCCCATTCAGCTGGCGGTAGATTAATCATTTCTATCGTTTTCTATGTTTTGATAGTTGACATCAATGGTAAAGACATGCTTTGAGAAGGTCAAGCTAAGAACCTCAGCTTATACAGAGTGGTCTGGTACAGAGTCACTATTGTATCAAGCTCGTTGTTCAACGCTGATTCCTTCCTGGGGCATATCTTCTCCCGGTTGTCTTCGATCCACGCCATCTGCTGTTCCAGGATGTCGCTGATCTCGCCTTCAAATTCGTTGTCGACCAGAGGTATATCCAGCAGCTGATTGAACCGCCCTTGGTACGCCTCGACAAAACTGTCGACCAGTGGGATCACCCCTTCATAGAATGCGCCAAGCGCCACATGCTCCGCGTAAGACCCGGTGCGCAGGTGCTGCCGGTGCGCAAGATCTCGCCCTACAAAGATCATGGCGACCATCATTCCCGTTTGTTTCATGCTCAGTACCCCGTCTTAGCGTATTGCGGGAACGCTGCCAGGATGACTGTAATGCTGCTGCCCGTGCCGCCGGAGTTAATCGGCCGAACGAACAAGGGCATCTCATTGCAAGTGTGCGTATGCGCGTCGGTGTAGGCCATGATGTACACGTTGCCGTGGCCACTGTTGCCCGAGCCGCCTCTCTGAGTGAGGACGTGCCATGTCGTGCCGTCATTAGAGCCTTCCAGCGTGCAGGTTGCGCCGCCGAATGTGCCGGCCACCTGGAACGTCAGATCCGCTGCACACGGCAAACGGAACGGCGCGCCGTTGTCTGTGCCGCCCAGCGCTGCCCACGTCACCACAATCGCGCCATCTCTGACGCTTGAAAACTGTACTGTCGCCATCACTAGCTCCTCATCGCTTTGCTAAGCAAGCCCGTGCGCTTAGCCTGTTTGGTTGTCTTGGCAGCCTCTTTAAACGCGCTGGCGGTTGGTGCACCTTCGTCGCCAGGTGTGCGCATTCTCTCGCCGCTACCCTGTTTAATTCGATCACGCTTGGCGTGGATGTTCGCGTACAGACCTTTGCTCACCACTTCACCTTATCCGCCCAGTAGGCTGCGCTCATCTTGCCCTTGGCAATGTTCTTGGCGTGTCGCGCCTTGAACGCCTTGTTCCTGGCCGAGCCATCCGGGGAGCCTTTGACGCCCTTCTGGCCGAACCGGATAACCTTCTCTTTTCCATCTGCACACGCTTTGACGACGTGACTTTTCTTAGGGTGGTCAGGCGTCGAACGAGGTGCGTTGCATTTCATCTCGCTTCGGATAATGCCCTTGCTCATATCCCGCTACCCATCTGCATCTTCAGTCTACGCTCAGCAGCAAACAGGCTTTGTTTGCTACGCTCTTTTATCGCGGTCTCACCAAGCTTGGCTTTGATCTGTTCCAGCGACATGTTCTGCGAGTTGGCCATCTTCAGCATCTCCAGCTCGATCATCTGCCCGCGCTCTTCCCGGCGTGCAGTTATCTGCTGCTGGGCAATCTCCAGGCGTGTCTGCAGCTCCATCATGTCGCCTTCGTTCTGCGCCTGGACGCGCTGGACATCAGTCTGCGCCCGGATCTGAGCTGCGGCGATACGTGGGTCTTCGCTCTGCCCTTGCTCAGCTGCCTGACGCTCAGCGTCTTCAATCGCCTCGATCTGCTCGTCAGTCTTAAACACTTCCGCCGGGTCAATGTGCTGCGCCTGGAGCGCACGCTCAAACAGTTTCTTAGGATCAAGGTACTTGCCGTACACCGGGTTAGCCCCTGCAGCCAGCAGCTGTAAGAACGCCTGGTTCTGGATGTCGCGCACGACCAGGGTTGAGCTGCCTCGCGCGTCGACTGAGAAGTCGCCCTTGATCGCGCTGTCCTCGTTGTACAGCATGTTCCAGTCGTAGTACCGGCGGATGTGCGGCTTGGTCACCATGTCGTCGAACTGCTTGACCAGGCGTTTAAGTACAACGTTAGCCGAGGTCATCAGCATCTGCATGCCGCCGACCGTGTCCGGAGCGGTGCCCTTCTCGCCTTGCATCAGCGTTGGCACGCCAGTCTCGGCGTCCGCCAGACCCATTGCCATCTCGATAATGTTGGCCAGCTCAGCCTGGTGGCTGTTGAACTCGAACGACGCAAACGCTTTGCGCACGTCGTCCAGGTCGTCTGTGGCGTACCAGATCTTGCGCGAGGACAGCTGCCACTGCTTGTCAGCGGGCTGGATGACACTGGGCTTGACGACGATCTGAGGACCACTGGTCACGCCAGAGTTGTCCATCATCTGCCGCCAGGCTGCGTTGAGCACTCTCTGCTGAGCACGCATCAGGTACGGCACGCCGTAGCCCCAGACACTGTTGCCGGACTTTTCCCACACAAAGAAGTCGTACGGCAGTGAGCCGTCTTCGAGCGGATTCAGGAACGCCTTAACGACGGTGTTGTTGATCATCACCACTGTGGCGCTGATTGTCCGGAGCACGTCTTTCTCGGGCAGCTTGATACCCGCTGCGGCCAGGTCGTCGTGGTCTACGTCGCCGGTGTACTCCCAGCGCTCATACAAGTCTTCGGCAATGTCACGCTGCTCTTCGTCGCGTATCTCTTGCATCGCGTAGCTGCGCTTAGGTCCTTCCTCCAGCACCTTGCGCAACTGTTCGGGCATGTAGCCTGGCTGCTTGGCCAGCTCCTTTACCCGACGCGACGTCATCTCTTCGCGCTCGTATATGCCCCTGCCGTTCTGCACGTTCGTGCCACAGCCTGGATCAGGGTACACGTTGCGCGGGTCTATCTGCACGCTGGCTGGACCCTCTTCCTCAACGATGACCATCGCCTGGACGCTTTCCCCGGTAGCCGGGTCAACGATCTCTTTCCAGGCCTTGCGAATGCGGTTCATCACGACCGGCCCTTTGATCACGCCGGTGCCCAGCTTGGCTGAGTCATGGATAACTTTGCGTAGCTCACCGAGGTAGTCGCACTCGACCAGCTGGTCTTCGATCTCCAGCTGCATGGCCTTTGCTTTGTCTGACGCGTCACGCAGGATTGCCCGGGCGACCATCTTCATTGGCACCGGGTTGCCTTCCTGGTCAGTGACCGGCTGCCCGGTTGATGGGTCTACCGCTATCTGCTTGTCGCGGATCAGCTCACTGATTGTCGGATCTGGTGTGGGCTTGATGCCCCAGTTACGGTCATCAGTGGGGATCAATATGTCTGCTATGCGCGCCTCAGCGGCATTGGTCTTCTGCCGGGTCAGCCCGATATACACGGTAGAGCGGTGCGCTTTGGCGTGATTGGTGGTGACCGGGTAGCCTTGCTCCACGCTGGTCATCATCTGTGACGCTGCGCGGTTTACGTTGTCTTTGCTGTTGTACTGGTCTTCGTCTTCGACCCAGCGCTTGTCGACGCCCAGTGCGTACCGGGCGCGTATCCAGTTATCTCTCTGCCGACCGAGGGCTTGACCAAAGGACTGCAAGCGGTTGATGCGCTCGTCTGTGCCGTCCTGCTCCATCTCTTCGGGTGTCTGCATGTCATCAATATCCTGTCACTGGGTCGAAAACGTCGAAGGGTATTACCGGAGCGGAGAACCCTCGGGACGATGCTTCTGATTGGGTTTTAGCGTGCCTGCGCATCATCATAGCATAGCGGGTTGCGGCAAGCAGGTCGTCGATCTTAGCGACAATCAAACCATCCTTGCGGTGGTACAGGCGGAACTCCTCGAACCACTCGCTCAGGTGACTGAACACGCGCAGGCGCCGGGTCTGCATTCTCTCCAGCATCTGCGCAACGCCCGCTTCCAGGCCATTGCTGCCATCCTCGAAGGTGGCGCGGTCTTTCAGCATGGCCAGGCCTTGCGTCTTGTACTGGGCGGCCAGCTGTTGGCCTGATCCCTTGTCACGCTGCAGGCCGTCATGTGGCCAGGCTACCGGTACCCAGTCGCCTCGAGAGCGTATCGACGCAGCATGAGTGACAATGCCGGTATCCTTGACCCGGTAACA